GCACTCGCACCCACCGCAGTGTTGGTAGCTACATTGCCAGCACCTTGGCCTACATCAACACCGTTGAACTCGGAGTCAGTAGAAGAAACAACTCCACCAGTAACGCTTACGCCTGTATTGGTTGTGGCGAGTTTAGATGCACCGTTGTAATACAAAGTTACAGCAGCATCTTGGTCACAAGTTAAGAAATTCTCTGTTCCATCGTATCTTTGCAATCTGATTGCAGCACTGCCTCTAAGAAAAAGATTTCCCGTACCTTGCTCGTCAATAATGCTATTACTACCATCATGGTAAATCTGTAAGTCACTACCAGCACCGAAGATGGCTTTGTCGTTGTCGCCGAAAGACAAGTCACCTGTCATCGTGCCGCCGGATTTCTCCAGCTTGTCTGTATTCAGATTCGTGAAGTTGCTATCAACCTCAGTATTGGTAAGAGGCGAACCCTTGCCCGCCCGCGTTACGATAGTAGCCATAGAGTTCGCCCCTTATCCAATTAAGCCGCAGTGATGGTGATCGCCCAAGTCACGGTCATGCTGTCGTCAGCCTGCTTATTCACAACGTCAAACACAGTGCGGCAGAGCATAGTGCCAGCGGTTGAAGCATTGAAGATACCTGCTTCGGTTACAGCACCAGTTGCGTCACCAGCTTCAAAAGAAGCCACGTAGGTAATTACGTTGCTAGCAACAGTAGTGCTGTCGAGTGCTTCACGAGAACCCAATAGAGAGCCGAGATCGGTATCGCCTGCTGCTGCGGCAGTAGAGCCTGAACCCAAGCCCATGTGCGTCATAGCAGTAGCCGTGGCATCTTTCATGCGGGAGGCGATATAAGCCAAACCCGTATTCACAACAAGGTTATCCACCTCGCGGGTGTCTTTAATGTTTCCATCTTTGTCCTTAACAACGATGTTCAGGCGGCCCTTGGCCTTCATGTTTTCGATAATCATGGCAATTCCTTAAAACGAACGTGACGCTCCGACATAATCCTCTGCGAAATAACCAACGTTATCAACGTAACCTTGGCTTACGAGCGAACCGCTGTCGGAGCTTGTGGCGGAATCGCTGCGAACTTTCCCTAGCGATTGTACAAAAGAATCGCTAAAAATAGGAGTGTCTGATAGGGCTTTTGAAAAAGCCGTGGTTTGGCTTTCTGCGGCCTCCAGTGCATTAGCCAATACTGATGAAAACAACAGAGAGTAGCTATCTGCGGCTTCACTACCGTCCGATAATGGTTTCGCAAATGACGCTGAATAAGCCTCGGAGGCCGTGTACCCATCGGCAAACCCACGATTGAGTGAATAGGCCAGTGTTTCAGCGGCCCGGGCAACCAAACTGCGGCTTTTGAAAAACGCCATTTCCTGATCGTCGAGGGTAGACGCAGCTCCATCAAGATCGTCGGTAGCGCCGACTGCATCAGCAAAAGTCCGGCTGTATTCTACCGTTCTGGAAAAAGAATCTGAGCCTTGGCTTTCACTAGAAAACGCTTTACCGGTCAAAATTGTGGTGAGGTCTTCTACGTCCAAAATTTCTGTGGAATCGCCCTCTACGTAGTCTTCAAAGAAATAACCTACCTGAACATAGTCCTGCTCAGTGTCGTCCCCGATTCGGACGTACATATCCTTGGATAGAGATTCCGAGGTTTCCGCCGTATCCGTGGGCGACCTAGAAAAGGTTACTTGCTTAAAAAATACATCGAAGGCTTCTGAACCATCGGTTTGCGGCTTAAATAAGTGCCCTGCGTATAAATCACCGGCGGTGTAGGAATCAGAGAACTCGCGGCTAAACACCACCGTTCGATCGAAAAGTTCAGACGCCGTAGCGACATTATTTGTCGCCTTAAAGAAGAACATTTCTTGATCGTCAAGAATAGAGGCCGCGCCGTCTAAATCGTCTGTGGCCCCAACGGCATCGAGTACGTTCTTACCAAATAGGCGAACCGGGTCTGAATCTCCAATTGACGCTTCGTCTGTAGATAGCTTACCAAACCCACTGGCGTATGCTTCTGAGGCTCCTGCGGCGTCTAAAAAACCACGAACGTATGAAACGACACGATCGAACAAATCGCTCGCTGTAAAAGCGTCGCTTAGAGGTTTCCCAACATCTGCGCTATAGGATTCAGCAGCTTCTGCTCCATCTGCGCGAACCTTAACTAGGTGGTTGGTAAGAGATTCAGAAACAATGAATGCGTCTCTGAGGCGACGATACCGCCCAAGATCATCCGTAGCAGCATCGAACGTAATGAGAACGTAGCTTACGTCAACTACTGGGAGGACATAATTAACGGACCATACGGGCTTTACATAGGTAGCCCCAGCCGTAACTACGCTAAACGATGCGGTTGCCCCGCTGCCGTAGCTAACGCTTACGCTAGCCCGGATCATGCTAGAAGTCCTCGCGAACGTAGAACTTTAATTTGTCGTAGACAGTTTGGACGGTATCGTCGTTGAAAGTAATTTCAATCTCGCCTTCGTATGGACCCTGATCGCCGGTAAGAGCAGTCGGATCGTCCGACCAAAAGAACACGCAAACCCCGTTAGTAGGGTCGGTGTTTGAAGCTACTAGCGTAGAACGAACAGTCTCGTCTCCTAAAGCGCGAAATTTCAAACGCACGGCAGCATCGGTAATGTCGATCGGATCACCGGAGTTTTCATCCGTCAACGTAACGACCAACGAAGGACGTGTGTCCCCCTGTACCAGTTTAATTTTATCTACCATCAGAACGCCTTCTGTGCGACAGACATGCGCACGTTTCGGTGGTCGCGGATACGAGCATTCGTGATGCCCTGCTCAAATAGACGATGGTGGTACATGGCGATCTCTGGGTTAGACCAAGCCTTGCCCGGAGTGCGCGCCAAACGCCAAATAGCCCCACTTACGATAGGCTCGACATAGCTTTCATAGATCCAGTCCTCGATGCCTGTAGCCGTTCTGGAAGGCTTCAGGGCCACCGTAACGTCCAAGCGATACTTTGCATCAGGGATCGGGAACAAGCGCACTGCAGTGTCATTTACGACCCAGAACGCGTTCGGCTTGCCTTCATCGGTGAGCTTCGACTTGTCTAAATAGCGAGGGTCAATATGTTTCAGATCATCCCCGGCCAGCGTTGCCCAAAGGACCGACTCAATTACCGCAGTTCCAGTAATGTCGTAGTCCGGAATCCCGCTGATAGCGTAATCAAAATCGAGGGTTTCTCGCCAAATATGCGTACGCGCACAAAAATCTGCAGCAGTAGCTGCAAGCGCAGTATCCACCGTCGGAGTTGGGCAACCCGGTACGTCCGGCAGAATTAGAGGGTGAATGTCCGCCCAGAGTACGGTTGCCATAGATTACGTCCCCGGCTGCGAAACGCCGTCAGAAGCCGTCTTAGTGCCCAAGGAGGTTTGCATAGCTTGGTAGTGCGCCACAGCCCTCTGAGCGTTTGCCGCGTATTCTGCGTCCTTAGAGTACGCCCGGTACAGGATATAGTCCAAGATCGCGTTAGCGTAACTGTCGTCGATATTGATTACCGTGGTATCCCCGCTATCCGGAGCTAAATTAGCCTCAGACAGTGCATGGGCGGCAGGTACTGATGAGTACACAACTTCAAGCTGCGCAGCCGTCGTAGCCGGAGGGTACACCAGAAACTCTTTTGGGAGCTTCGGATCGAACATATAGTGCTGAATGTTCACACTAGCTGTTTCGTTGTGCCAGCCGCGACGTTGGTCGTCGAGCGTATTCCGGTCTACCAAGCGGACAGCGTACTTATTCGACGTAGCCGCCACATTACGGGTTACGTCCAACAGCCGGAGCGCGTTCGAGAAGCCGGTCGTTAAAACCTGCCGAGTCCCAGACACGCAAGTGTAAGTGCCCGTCTGCGAGTTCGCGTCAGGGCGCAAGAGCGTGATTTCACGATAGGCGTCATTGAGCCATTTCTGCAGCTCAAGCACTGGCCAGCGAACAGAAGTCGTGTCCTGCAGAATGGTCTGGGCACGATCAATAAGCTCAACAACTTTTACAGAGGCCATAGCCTATCTCCTAGAAACCT